CTTGGCATTCAAACCACCTTTAGGATTCTTACCTTCTTTGCGTTGCCAAGCTGGTGTCTTAGCCATGATTAGCCGCAGATTAAAGTAACAGCCGTGACGTTGGTCGGCGTTACGGTAGCAAAATCATCATTGCTATAAGCCGTCCTAATCCCTTCTGCCGCCATATAAAGACTATTTACTTGGGTCGCAGAAGCAGGCGTATCAATCTCAAGAAGAATCTGGGAGTCACTGTTGCGTGTAACGATAACCGTCCCGGCAGACGCCCCGGCAAGATAGTACAAACCTTTGATCCTTGTGGCCGGTAATGCTAACGCGCCACCATATCCTACGGTTATAGCGCCTGTCGTTCCTGCGCTAACGGAAATAGACGTTATTTTCGAGAAATAATTCGTACTATAGACCGTCGTAGCGTTTGGACCCGTCACCGTTTCAGTAACATTTGCACCACCCACCGTTTTACCAACAATAGTAAACGTTACTCCTGACTCATCAGAAACGCCGGTAATAGATACTTTATATCCATAACCGTTTATTCCTGGCTGAGTCTTAAGGAGCGTTAATGCCCCTGCGCCGGAAGGAGTGACCGAGGCTACATAAAACGCAGCACTTGATCTAATCTTTACCGACCATACATCATATTGCATCCCCATGATGCACTCCTATTAGGACGCGGTCGTTATCGAAACCCAAGTCGTTCCGCCATCCGAATTAACATAAGCGCGGGTACTGGTCGAAGACCCATCAGTACGGAGATATAACGAACCCTGAGCAGCCGATACAGTAGGCGCGCCTGATCCAAAATAAACACCAAGGCCAGCAGTGGTGGTAGCCAACAAAGCAGCAGCACCGCCAGCTGTTACAGCGCTAGCGTTTAGTGCTGTTACTGAACCAGGAGTACTAGCAGTCGAACCAAACGTAGCGGTGGTGGAAACAGCGCCGGTCGTTGAGTTAACCGAGATGGTTTGGAAACCGTTTTGCGACCTTACTGGGCCAGAGAATGTCGTGTTAGACATTTGATCCTCACATGCGATACGGTGTATTAGTCTGCATGTCGTCAGCCGGGACTGTCTAATACACCGGATAACCCCGGAATATATGTGTTTTATCAGTTTATAGAGGTGGTGTCAATGCGTTTGGTTTTGATTAACGCAAGGTCGTTTTCTGTTGGTCTTGCATCCTTTCCTGCGTAAGTAAAAGTGTAACCCTTTAGTTTTCCTTTGCTTATTGGGTTGCCCGAAGCTAAGGCGCGCCGAAGCGTTGGCATAGGTATGCCATAGCATGAAAGTACTTCTGTAAGGCTAGGAAACAGGATGCCTTCTGGCATAGAAAAAACTGGCTTTCTCATTTTCAACTTAGTTTCGTCTGTATGTTTCTTACCTAAAAAAGATTTATGGCTGCGGCCTTCCTCAATATTTCGCCTGATTTTTTTCAAGCCTTCTTCTGACACTTTCCTACCTGGTGTTTTTGGTTTACCTCTTTGTGCATCACCAATCTTTTTCTTTACTTCTTCTGAAAGTGTTTTGCCATAGCGGTAATGATTCTCGCCGCTTGTTGGTGTTCTATTTTGCCTTATCTTTCGACGAGTTTCTTCAGAATGCTTCTTACCAACTCGTGGGTGATTAAAGTAGTCGGCTGCGTAAAAATCTTTAAGAGTCTTAGAGATTTGTTCTTTCTGTAATGGAGTAACGGTAACCCCAAATTTTGGATGCCTTTCGCCAACTACGCCGCGCCAAGGGGCCACAGCAGCATAGCCGCTGTTATAACAATGTTCTTTTCCAACATGTTGCTGCAACCATTTGTCCTCTACTTTCCAAAGTTCTATCCCTTGTGGTACTTCTTCCACTACAACAAACTCAAATTTACTTTCGCCGTATTTGTTCCAAGACGCCTGAAGGTGTTTGCAATGATGTCGATTGCCTCTCAATAACTTTCGATGCTGGCGAAACCTCACCTTTTTATTTGTCGTGCTTCCTATATAAAACTTGTTGTTTACAAGATTGATAATTTTGTAAATGACCTGCGACATACACTTCTCCTTGCGATATAAAACTGTCTTCGTAATGTACCGCTTGGAACCTCTGATGTCAATAGACAATAAAAAACCCCGCCTAAGCGGGGTTCTAAACCAAGCTAAGTGCTTGATTTATATGGGTTATGCTCCGGGAGAACCGAAGATACCAAGCGGATCCGAGACCCCGAAGGAGTATCGCTCTCTACTTTTATATCTTACATTCCCGGTATCGAAGTCTCCATCCATTGACGTACTCAACGGTGTACGCACGAAGTGCTTCAGTCCGTTGGGAACATCGGTGGTGAGGAACCAGGCGTTGGTGTCAGTCAAGAAGTGATTGACTGTATAGCCTTCAGGGATTGAACCCATCATCTTCAGTGCATTCACATCGTTGTCTGCTGTAGCCACACGAAGCTCGGTTTGCAGCAAGCGGGTTGCTGTAAACATGAGATTCGGAGGTACAACCAACTTGCGTGGCTTGGCTGCGATCAACAGACCACGTTCATCCGTCCAACCTGCGATTTGAATCACGGCGTTTTCCAACGATGTTTCATTCAAGTCAGCAGCGGTAGACGGCGTGTTGCTGTTGGTACCACCAGAGATGAGGGGATGAGCCGTTGAGAACAAAGGCTGGCCGTCACCGTAGGTAACGACGGAATTAAAGCCGTTGTTCAGAACTGCTGCTGCCTTCACCTGTTTGGTGTAAGCCATCGCACGAGCCAATGCTTTGGTATAACGCGACGACAGGCTGTCGTACAGGTTATCTTCCACGGCCTCTTCGGTGATCGAAAAGCCCATAGCAATGGTTTCGTGGTTGTACCTTGCGGTCCATGCTTCTTGTGCGTTGTCATAAGCAATCGCACTGCCTTCCGGTTTCACCGGAGCGGCACTAAAGCCAGACAGCTTGGTTTCCTCTTCGAAAGAACGCTCAGAAGATTCAGTTTCGTAAATCTCCTTATGCTCTTCGCCATAACGAGCATACTCCAGACCGAACAAAGCGTTCAGGCCGGGGAGAAGCTCTTTCAGTAGTTGTGCGCGTGAAATAGCCATTTAAATATCCCCTTAAACGCCAGTTGCGAACTGGTAGCTGTGGTAGCCCTGGTTCCACTTAACGAGGACTTCAGGATAACCAACGAAGGTTACGGTCTGTCCAGACGCTAAAGTGATAGCAGAAGCTAAGGTCACCGTCGTGCTGTTAACGTTTACAACGTAGTTGTATGAACCACTACGGAACGCGCCAGCCGTTGCCGTCGGTGCAATGATTTGCATACCTGCTTGCAAACCAGTTACTGCCGATGCCAACGTGAGGGTGGTCGATGAACCCGAGGTGCTACCTGTACCGGTAAGGGTATAAGCAGTCTCAGGCACAACAGCAACGATACGGAAGGGAAGCGCTGTCGTAACACGCTTGTTACCAGTACCGTTTGTTGGGTTGTCTGCCGAAACGGCCATGGCTGAGTTACCCGTGATAGAACTACCAGCAGTGCCAGTAACTGCATACACGTTAGTACCAACCAAACCAGTCGAGGCATAACCAATCGTGGTTGCTGTGTTAGACACAGAACTAGATTGACCAACCATGGCAACCTTAAAGACTGCCGAAGGATCATCCACAACATAAGCTACTGCATCATTGGCTGCGGTCGAAGCAGGCCAATACTGTGCAAACAACTTTTGTCCAGTGGAGGGATTGGTGTACGAGCAACCTACAAATACCCCGATCTGACCAGCGCGAGCCGTTGTCGTGGTAGATGTAGACATACCCGTGATATTGATTGCACCACCCGCAAGCTCAACCAAGTCACCATTAAAGATGCTCGTGGCATAAGCGTAGGGGATGGGAATCTGCCGAGTTGCTCCAGCATAGGGTAGGCCGTTTAGTTCGTTAATCGGCACAAAACCAAATGCGGAGCTGACAGTGGGATAAGCCATCTCTAACTCCTAAGTTTAAGAAGCTCCACGTCCGAAAGTAACTTTACTTTGCCGGTCTTTAAACAACGGCATTCTCGAGTCATTTTCTCGCATGAAGTTATTGTCTACAGATTGCATCTGAGCATCAGTTTGTTTCTGATAAAACTCATTGCGTTGACCAACCATTTCCGAAGGTGTTTTGCAAAGCAATAATCCACCGATTTCAATGCTGTCTGGAAACCGCGAGGTTTGACCAGCCATCATCTGAATTTCAGGATGCATCGACGCTTTTACAGGTTCCCAGCCTTCACGTAACTTGGAAGAAATGTGACGTGGATCAGCTTCGCCTAAAGTGCTAATTCGAATCCAACGAAAGTTATACCCAGGCTCCGGTGTCGGATCAGGCAATAACTGTGGCGGCATCCATTGCTTCGGACGCTCTACCGTTTCCCTTGATTCGCGTTGACCTCGTTCTTGCTTTTCCATCTCAATTCCTTTGCAGTTTTGCCACTTCGCGTGCATATACCTCAATCGGTATCTTGTAGCGATTGGCGTAATCAACCTGTTTTTGTGTCAGCTTTACTTTTTTGGGAGTAACGCTGCGAGTAGCAGGTGCCACATTTGACCTTACAGACCTTCTAGGCGTTTCCTCGGCGTCAAAGTATTCCGGGAAAACTTGTCTCATACGAGTATTAAGCTTCTCGTAGTAATCATCAGATGATGCATCGACGCCTTGCTTAATGAGCTTGGAGTGATACGCCAAGACAAACCCTGTCATTTCATCATCTGAGCCAAACCAAGGATTATCCTTTTTCCATGCTTCGGCTTTAGGATCTACCCTCGGTGCCTCAATATGTACTTCTTTTTCAGGCTCTTGTCTAGTCGGCTTGAAATTATTAACTCGTTCCAACTTTATTTTGGCAGCAGTTAACTCTTCTTGTGCCGTAACTAACCTGTCACTGTCGCCAGATTCATACGCTTCTTTATATCTCCTCTTGGCGTCTTCCAGTTCGTTACTAACCGTTTTTTTAGCTTGCTCCAGTAAAGCTTGCTGCCCTTCTGATAAAGAACTCTTTAACTTTTTGTTCTCTTCAGCTATGGCTTGCGCTACCCGGAAAGCCTCGTCCTTTGCTCGCTCGGCTTCCTCTGCTCGCTGCTTTTCGGTTTTGTAGCCTTTATATAAGTGATCTATCCGTTGTTTAACCCTGTCGCTGTACTCTTTTACTTCAGAGTCATCTAAAGGCTTTGGATCTTCACGAAGTTT